CGCGCAGCAAGGCGTCGGTGCGCGACCTGATCTTGGTTTCCACCGACCGGGTGTGACCGTCCTTGGCCAGCACCTCGTGAACCCGGCCCCACAGCCCGGGATCGATGATGGCTTGATGCACGCCCGGGTACCAATTGCCCTTGTGCGACAACTCCCCGAGGTAGATGCGGTTGCGCAGCAGCTTGTGCAGGTACTTCTTGTCGATGCGCGTGCCCGCCCGCGTCTGGCCGTCTTGCGTCGTCCACGCCTTGGTCGTGATGCCATCCAGCGTTAGGTTCGCGGCAATCTGGGTGGGCGAGCCGATGGTCAGCATCTCCTCAAAGATGCGCCGCACCACCGCCGCCTCGGTGTCGTTGATGACCAGCAGACGGTTCTCGACGTCGAAGCCGAGCGGCGGCACGCCACCCATCCACATCCCTTTGCGTTTGCTGGCGGCGATCTTGTCGCGGATGCGTTCGCCGGTGACCTCGCGCTCGAACTGGGCGAAGGACAGCAGCACGTTGAGCATCAGCCGTCCCATCGAGGTGGTGGTGTTGAACTGCTGCGTGACCGACACGAACGACACGCCTTGGCGCTCAAACACTTCGACCATCTTTGAGAAGTCGGCCAAGCTGCGCGTCAGGCGGTCGATCTTGTAGACCACCACGATGTCGATCTGGCCGCGCTCGATGTCCGCCATCAGGCGTTTCAGTCCCGGCCGATCCGTGTTGCCCCCGGAGAAGCCGGGGTCGTCGTAGTCGTCGGCGACCGGAATCCAGCCCTCGGCGCGTTGGCTGGCGACATAGGCGTGGCCAGCCTCCTTCTGCGCGTCGATGGAGTTGAACTCCTGGTCAAGGCGCTCGTCCGACGACACCCGGCAGTAGACGGCGCAGCGTTTGCGTGCCTTGGGAGAGGCGATTTGGGCGGCATCTTTCATTGCGCACCTGCCTTGCCGGTCAGGCCGAAGAACAGCGGCCCCGACCAGTGCGTGCCGGTGATCTGCCGGGCCACGGCCGTCAGGCTCTTGAAGGTGCTGCCCTCGTACTCGAACAGGCCTTCGGCGGTGACCGCCACCTTGTGCTCGCGGTCGCCCCATTCGCGCAGCAGCACGGTGCCGGGCGCGAAGTTGGTGTCGCGCGGCCGTGCCCGCAGCTTGATCTTGGAATGCTTGGCACCGATGGCCTCCAGGCGCTCGCGCGTGTTGTGCGCCAGACCGCCGAAGGCTTCCTCCTGCATCTTGTAGGCGATGCGCGACTCGATGAAGACGCGGTTGGGGTTGATGGGGCGGCTGCTGAAGTACCGATCCCACACTGGCCACAACTCGGCGATGGGCAGGCTCGACAGCTCCGCGATCCGCGCGGCGACGGATGCTTGTTTCTCGTTCATCACAACTTCTCCTGTTGATAGGGGGTTGTATGAACGCGCTGGTCGGGCAGGAAGCCAAGGCCAACTTCTCTCTGTTTTAGCGCTTCTGCGACGGCGGTGCGGACGATGGCGGCCGCAAGGATGGCGGTGATTTCACCAGCGCGGGCGCTGGCGGACATCTCCGAGGGAGATGCGAGTTCGATGTTTTTCATGACGGCTCCGAGGAATTGCAACCGTCTTAGATGATGTGCGCGATGTTCCGAAGCGGATGGCAATTCCGGGTAATCGACGGCGAAACTTTCGCGTTAACTAAACAGTTGACAGAACCCGGAACCCGCAGTACGCTCACACCATTAACTAATCACGCAACTAGGAAACACCCATGCCTTTCGGAGCCTTCATTCGCAAAAAGCGCGAAGAGAAGCAGATCCAGATGAACGAGTTCGCGCGTCAGCTCGAGATATCGCCTGCTTACTGGTCGCGCATCGAGCGCGACATGGAAAAGCCGCCCAAGGACGAGTTGATCCGCAAGGCAGCCGAGATTCTGGGCATCGACCCCGACGACGCCTTCGTGGAGGCCAGCCGTCTGCCGCCCGACATGCGCGAAGACGTGGCCAGCGTTGTGCGGATGTACCGCCGGGAAGTAACGGAGAAAAAGTGAATGCCGGTTCTGACCCTCGACTACCGGCATTGCGACCGCAAGCGCCCCAAATACGTCAAGCACATCGAGATTGAAGGCATTGCTGCGCTGGCCCGCCAACAGTTGGTTGGCTCCGGGCTCGACGCCATTCCCTTCGACGCGCTGCGCGAGATCACCCACCTGAAGATCAACGGCATCGACTTCTCGCTTGAAGTCAGCACGGACTGCGAGGTGCATGATGACGATGGCAACCACGTCTTTGGCATCTGCGAGTACGACCCCGGCGTTCCAGACACCGCGATGGTGTGCGTTTCTCCTGTCGGCGAAAAACTCAGCCAACTGCTGGCGCTCAGCACGCTTGCCCACGAGTTGGGGCACGCAGTGTTCGATGCGCCGGGCTGGATCGTCGATGGCAGCAAAGGGCCAGGATTGTTCGACGCCCTGGAGCCAGCCGTGCAGCGTGCCTACCGCACAACCACGCCGGACAGTGAACATTTGGCGAAATCACCCATCAGCCCCGCACAGGCCGCACTGGCCACGGAGGTTCACTTTGCCGAGTTGCGCGCCAATGAGTTCATGGGATCGCTGCTGGTGCCACGCCAGCACTTGAGCGCGGCAGTTGAGGAGCTTGCCCCCCAGTTCAGCATTGCGCTGCACCGTGGCCCATCTCTCGATCCGGAGATTCCCGGCACCAGTCTGTATTTCTCGCACGTCGGCGCAAACGAACTGGAGTTTTTCGAGAAAGCGCTCGCCGGGCGCTTTGGCGTCAATCCGCGTTTTGTGCAAGTACGTCTGCAACGCTACGGCCTGATCCGACCGGAGGCCGCCGTGCGCTGACCTTTGCCATCCCCTCCACGCCGACCTCGCGTCGGCATTTTTTGAACCCCGTAGTTAACAACTCGCGCAATCGCGCACTTCATGAAGGAGCCTGCCTATGCCAACCGGTCACACCACCACCGCCCAGCCGCAGAAAGTGGTCAACCCGAAGTCGTCCCCGAAGCGCCCGCGCGAGCAGCGATCTGATGACGGCCCCACCATCCTGCCTGGGATGGAGCATTTCGTTGACCTGCTGCGCAAGGTCAAGCGTCCGGCGCTGGTGGTGCGCCTGCTCGAACGTGCCAACGACGAATCGTTGCCGGAACTGCAGGCGCTGGCCGATGCAGCCAAGGGCAAGTTGCCAGTCGAATCCCGCCAGGCATTTTTCCATTGCGTGGCCAAGCTGGATGCTGTCATTCGCCAGCGCCTCGAGGATGTCGCGGAACGGGTCATCCTGCTCGGCGATGACTATGGCGCACAGGCTGTTCAGTCGGTGCTCGACGAGCGGCGCGAGGACGATGCCGCCGTTCTTGGAATGCCCAGCGACCGTTTCAGTCGCGCACTGCACCTGTGCATCCTGCAGGAATTTCCCGGAGCAGGGGTTCACCGCGAAGATCGTTTCGATCAAGCCGAGCACGTGCAGGTGATGCACCGCCAGTGGAAGAGCGATCAATACTCCAGCCACTTCCTCGGCCCCAAAGGCGTGGTGCCGATGATGGGTGACGATGTTCAGGAGACTCTGCGCACGCGCATTGCCGATCTGTTCCCGCGCGTGCCCAAGGATCAAATCCTGATCGAGCAATTCACGCGCCACGATCTGTCGCATGCCCAGCATGACGATGATGAAGATGCTGACGCCGACGACCACGCCCTGCTGCACACGCTCACCGCGACCTTCAATGGCTCGACCGCGCATTACCAACAGGTAGCCAATGGCCATGTGGTCGATCACGAGGAGCCTGCTGCCATGTCCGCGCGCTTCTCCTGGGAACCGGCAACGGGCGCGCTCACCGTGTTCTGCCAAGACCGCGAAGCACGGCGCGAGCTCGCCACCATTTTCCGTGACGTGGTGCTGGCGCACGACGGCGAGATCGACGACATGCCGATTCGCCAGTTCGATCTGCTCGGCTTTTCGTCGTCAGAAATGCTCAAGCGTCTGGAGCGGGATCGCATCGCGGGCATCGAGAGCATCTCGATCCTGCAAATCAAGGTGGCCAAGCCCTTTGAACAGCAGTCAGAAATCGGCGGTCGTGCAGTCGTCCGGCAACTGGCAAGCAAGATGGAAATCACCCGCGACCGGCGCGACGGCCGCACCATCTATCAAGTTGCCTACGAGGATTACAGCGCCGAGGATCTGAGCCAGTTTGCGCTGGTGCAAGTGAAGCTGGTGATGCGCATGGCCAAGCAGCTCCATCGCAAGGCGCACAACGTCGCCGTGCAGATCACTGCCCCGAACGGCCTGAACGACAAAAGCAAAACTGAGGACGACCGCAAGCGCGTGTTGGAGCAACTGATCCGCGTGGGCGTGCTGAGCGAGTTCTGATGGAGACGCCGACGATGTCACTTCACCTGAGCTTCTTCGCAGCCATCGACATGCTGCCGCGCATCGATACGCCAGTGTTGGCGACCACATTCGGTCGTGACTGGCCCCAGTTCCTGAAGCGGGGCTGGCTTACCGACGAGGGTCACCTCACGCACGTGATGGCTCCGTTCCTCGATTCCGAATGTGAGGTCGAAGTCGAGGCTGATCCGGATGCGGGCAGCTATCGCTACCGCAGTCCGCAGAACGGGCGAGCTGTCGTGCAACCACTGAGCGCGATTGCGTTGTGCGGCATCCAGATTGCGCCGTGGCTGGCCGATCTGGCCACGCTGATCGGTATCGAAGATCGGCAGCGCTCCAGTCGTCAGTGCCGCACCCCGAACCATCTCTGGCACCTCGGCGAGCTACGCATTGCGGGGACGCACGATTTTGCTCCGGTGTTCGTTGCCCGAGCGTGGGGTCGCGTACCGGTGAGCGAAATGCTGTCAACGCTCAATGATCCGTTCTGGCCCCGTGGCGGCATCGTGTTACGGCATCAGCGAGATTCAGTCGAGCTGCCCCGCGACCATGTCATGCGTGGGCTCCACGAGTTTGTTCGCGTGGACGACGGCCAGAACGTTTTCGACGCGAGCGCATTCGACAGGGTTCTGCGTGGCTTCGTCACGCCCAGCGGTGAGCCGGAGCCAGTGGAATTTTTGCAAGGCAATCGGCTGAAGTTGCCGCACTTTCCCGAGTCGCGCGAGCTGTCTGCGGAACGGGCCAAGATCATCAAGCAGATGTGGAGTGTCGACGGGAGGGCCGCGCCCGAGATGTCCTGGGCCGAGGTCAATAGGATCGTCAACACGGGCTACCAGTCGTTCGATGACGCCTTCGGAGGCAAGGCCGAACGCGAGGACGTGATCGCGTTGGTCAGGCGCGGCAAATACCGGGTACGACGCAACCCATAAATCCGCCCATAAATAGAACCAGACACGGGCCATAAACCCGTGCGGAGACTTCGATGTGCCCATTTCATCTAGGAGGCACATCGAAATGCAAACCCAAGTTCCAGCAACCCAAACCGGTCGGGACTCTTTCCGATCCAATCCCAGCGGTGCCGTGTGCATCGCCCTCGACGAAAACGAGCTTTCCATCCGCTGGGGGCTCTCCGTCAAGACCCTGCGCCGCTGGCGTCAGGAACAGCTCGGCCCGATCTACTGCAAGCTCGGTCGCCGGGTCACCTACCTCCTGCACGAAATCGAAGCCTTCGAGCGCCGCGTCTCGCGCTACTCGAGCTTCACTCGTGCGTACCAGTGAGGAGGACGGCCATGAGCGATCTGACCATCTTCCCCGCCGACATCGCCGAGATGTCCGTGAACCAACTGGCCGCGCTGCCGCCCGAGCAGAAACGCGAGGTCGACAAGAACCTCGATGCCGCCATCGACTGGCTCAAGAAGGCCCGCACCAAGTTCGATGCAGCACTGGATCAGTGCTACGGCGAGCAGGCTCGCGCCGCGCTGCATGAATCCGGCCGCGACTTCGGTACCGCCCACATCAGCGACGGCCCGCTGCGCATCAAGTTCGAGTTGCCCAAGAAGGTCAGCTGGAATCAGAAGCAGTTGGCGGAAATCGCCGAGCGCATCGTCGCCTCTGGTGAAAAGGTCGAGGGTTACCTCGACATCAAGCTCGCGGTATCCGAATCGAAATACACCAACTGGCCTCCGGCACTGCAACAGCAATTCGCCGCAGCGCGCACGGTCGATTCCGGCAAACCGTCCTTCACCCTGAGTACCGAAGGGGGTGAAGCATGAAACAGCTCCCCATCGTGTCCGCTGTCGAGCGCATGGCTGAACGCAAGGGCGTGAAGCTCTTGATGCTCGGCAAGTCTGGCATTGGCAAGACCTCCCGGCTCAAAGACCTCGACCCGGCGACCACCTTGTTCCTCGACATCGAGGCAGGCGACTTGGCTGTGGCCGACTGGCCGGGCGACACCATCCGTCCGGCGTCTTGGCCAGAGAGCCGCGACTTTTTCGTGTTCCTCGCGGGCCCGGACAAGTCTCTGCCGCCGGAGAGTGCGTTTTCGCAGGCGCACTACGACCACGTCATCGAGAAGTTTGGCGATGCGACGCAGCTTGATCGTTACCAGACCTTCTTCCTGGACTCCATCACGCAACTGTCCCGGCAGTGCTTTGCGTGGTGCAAGACGCAGCCCGGTGCGGTCAGCGACCGTTCTGGCAAGCCTGATCTGCGCGCGGCCTACGGCCTGCTCGGCCAGGAAATGATCGGCGCGCTGACCCACCTGCAGCACGCACGCGGCAAGAACGTGGTGTTCGTGGCGATCCTCGATGAACGCCTCGATGACTACAACCGCAAGGTGTTCGTCCCGCAGATCGAAGGCAGCAAAACCAGTCTGGAGCTGCCCGGCATCGTGGATGAGGTCGTGACGCTGGCCGAGATCAGAGCCGAGGACGGTACGTCGTACCGCGCCTTCGTCACGCACACCGTCAATCCCCACGGTTTTCCGGCCAAAGACCGCAGCGGTCGTCTCGACCTGCTGGAGCCACCGCATCTCGGCGCGCTGATCGCCAAGTGCGCGGGCGCATCCGCCACGCCCGTCAGCGCCACCCCCACACACATCGAATCTCAGGAGTAATCACCATGAACAGCCAATCCACCAGCAGCAACTGGAACGACTTCAACGATGCCGAATCGCAGCAGTCCGGCTTTGATTTGATCCCCAAGGGCACCGTTGTCCCGGTGCGCATGACCATCAAGCCCGGTGGTTATGACGATGCCAATCAAGGCTGGGGTGGCGGTTACGCCACCGAGTCCTTCGACACCGGCTCCATCTACCTCGCTGCCGAATTCGTGGTCACTGCCGGTGATCACGCCAAGCGCAAGATGTGGTCGAACATCGGCTTGCACT